ACGAAACTCTAATGGAACGTCTAGACTACCTTTATGGTGCAGACCGACAGATGTCGTTCAATAAGTTTGACATCCACCTACTCTCTGACGAAGAAATGCGTAACGCTATGGGTGCTCAGGGCATCGATCGTGAAGATATGTATCAGGCAACAATTGATATTATTAACAAGATTGAAGATTATGACATTCAGGACGAGGAACTCACAAGGGTGATGCGACTTGGGAAAACTTCACTGTTGACTTCAAAGAAGTCGGTAAGTCATTTACCCTTAATAAAGAAGTCTGGGCTAAAGCTACAACTGACGCTATTCGCAACGGTAATGATCCTGCAATCGTTGTGGTTATTGGTGAGAGTGGAATCAAAACAAGACTAGCAGTCATTGAGTTGTCGGTATTAGAACAATTGACCGAGTCCTCCGAATAGTGTATAATAGAAGTACAACAATTAAGGATACAAATGGAACAGCAACAAACAACAATAGAAATGGTTAATGGTCTCTCAGAGATTGCTGACTACATGAATGACGAAGAGCTAACCACTGCTCTAACTTTTATTGCAAAGCTTATTATTAAGCCCGATGTCCCACTAAATGTTGCAACTGTAGAGATCGTTCGTTTGCAAGCAATTGCTGCGAAGATGTCTTTCAAAGCCACCTGGCTTACCAACGTAGATAAAGGAGATAGAGCGAAGAAGAATATTTATTATACTGCTGCTGAGTCAATTAACAACTTAGTATCAGCTCTTAAATATATTACTCGCTAGTATTATTATGGCTAAAAGTTTATTGCAGCAAGTCATGCTCAAGAAGGTTGATGCAGGAGTTTCTTCTCGTCCATCGTTCCTTGACAAACAAGCACTGATTGATAAGATTAACTCTGGTTACACAATCAATCGTGTGGACAAATTCACAACAAAGAAAACCTTTGCACCAAGCACCATCGCATTCTCTCACGGAGAGTGTCCACGCTATTGGTATCTAGCTTTTACTGGTGCTAACTTCACCGATAATGCAGATGCCTATGGTGGTGCAAATATGACAGCTGGTACGAAGTCACATGAACGTATCCAGGAAGCTATGGGCAATGTTCCAGGTCTTCTAGTTGATTCTGAATTTAAGGTTACATATAACGACCCACCAATCTTTGGTTTTGGTGACGTTATTCTAAACTGGGAAGGACAAGACCTTCTTGGTGAAATCAAGACTATGCCTAATGAGGGCTTCGAATATCGCAAGGCAGCTGGAAAGCCAAAACTTGGACACATGGTTCAGCTGCTTATCTATATGAAGATCCTTAATAGAAGCAAAGCAATTCTGATTTATGAAAACAAGAACAATCACGAACTGTTGATTTTTCCTGTAGAATTAAATCAGTACATGTATGAGTGGGTAGAGAGCACTTTTGAGTGGATGCGAGATGTTCGCAAGGCATGGGAGAATAAAACACTTCCTACCAAGAACTATCGTAGCAATTCAAAAATCTGTAAGACATGTCCTGTAAGGGATGCGTGTAATGCAGCTGGGCTTGGAGAGATCAAACTGAAATCTCTGGAGCCATTAGATGAACAACAAACACTGTGAGTGGTGTGACCACTCTTTTGAAGCAAAAGTAAATTATCAAATCTATTGTTCAGCTGAATGTAGGGAAGCTGCCACAAGGGAAAAGATTAATCAGAACTACCTTATGAGACGTGTTAAAAAGCGTATGAGTAAGCCAAGAGTCTGCAAATCTTGTGGTGGCAACCTTTCAGCATATAACGATGATGCTCTTTGTTCTATTTGCGATGTAAATCCGTTAGACGTAAACAAGGCATTGAAAGAGATCAAGGGGATAATTGATGAAACTAAGTAGTCTAACTAATGTTCCAAGAACAATCTTTGCCATTGATGCAAGCACCAACAGTTTAGCATTTTCCCTGTTCACTGATGGAAAGCTTGTGTCTTTTGGCAAGATTAACTTTGCTGGAAACACACCTTACGACAAGGTTGTTGATGCTGGGAAAAAGGTCAGTGCATTTTTCAAACTATTCTCTGTAGACGCTATTGTTATTGAACATACAGTGTTTATGAATAGTCCAAAGACTGCTGCTGACCTTGCTCTCGTTCAGGGAGCTATTCTGGGGGCAGCCAGCGTTCCCCTGATTAGATCAGTAGCACCAATAACCTGGCAAAACTATATTGGTAATAAGAAGTTTACCAAAGAAGAAAAGTTAAAGATGAAAGCAGACTACCCAGGCAGATCTGACTCTTGGTTAAAGACACAAGAAAGAAATCTCAGAAAAGAAAAAACAATCCATTTTATTGAGATACAGTATGATAGGATTGTTAAAGATAATGACGTAGCAGATGCAATTGGAATCGGACACTACGCCATCAACAACTGGGAAAGGTTGACAAAGTAGACAATGGCTGCTAAACTATATACATCAGAGTTGTGGCTTCGCAAGAGATACCACATTGACAAGAAGACACCAGAACAAATTGCAAAAGAATGCGGTACAAGCGTAGAAACTATCTATGTCTATTTAGCCAAGTTCGGATTAAGGAAATCAAAACGATGAGCGAAAATCTAAACATTACCGTCGATCAGGTAAATCACCCACCACACTATACTTCAGATCCTAGTGGCGTAGAGGCTATCACAATCACACGTCATCGTAACTTTAACGTTGGCAATGCATTCAAGTACCTTTGGAGAGCAGGTCTCAAAGATGAGTCTAAGACAATCCAGGACCTTGAAAAGGCAATCTTTTATATCAATGACGAAATTAAACGTCTTAGAGGAGACTTTAACTAATGGCTAGAAAGCGTAAAGAGACACCTGTAAAAGAGACAATCTTTTCTCGTGTATATCAGATGGAATATGGAAACTTTATTATTGAAAAGGGCGACCTTGTTAAGGTTCAAGGGGAGTACGGCTCACGCTTCAAGTTTCATAGCGTAACAACAAACACCGAGACTGGTGTATCATGGGTAGACTGTTTCGAAAGCTATCGTGGGCAGTCGGGGGTATTCCGTTCATTCTACCCTGATCGGATTAAGCGTATTCCTAAGAAGAGACCTAGAAAGGCTAAGACTAATGTCGTTTGAAGATTTAACAGTAGAGCATCTTGATGAAGTAAACAAGGTGGTAGAGAAGTATCTAGCAGGTAATGAGCCTACACAGATCTCTAAAGAGCTTGCTATGCCACGACAGAAGGTCGTTGGCTATATCAATGAGTGGAGAGCTATGGCTGCAGACAATGCTGCTATCCGTGCTCGTGCCAAGGAAGCTTTGGTTGGTGCAGACACACACTATACTAAACTAATTAGTAAAGCATATGAGGTTATCGATGATGCAACTACAACAGCAAACCTACAGGCAAAGACTGCTGGAATTAAACTAGTCATGGACCTAGAGTCTAAGCGTATTGACATGCTACAAAAGGCTGGTCTGCTTGAGAATAAAGAACTTGCAGAAGAGATGATTGAGATTGAGCGTAAGCAGGATATCCTAAAGAACATCCTACGTGACATTGCTACAGAATACCCACAGGTTCGTGATGAGATTATGCGTAGACTATCCCAGGTATCAAGAGATAACGAAGTAATTACGGTGGTCAATAATAATGTTTGATGATTTCTTTGAAGTTCTTAAGGCTGATAACTTTAGTGAAAGACCAGTAGATGCTCGCACATTCGTAGAAGGTGAAGACTTTCTAAACCAGCCACCACTGTCAGAGATTCAGTACGACATTGTGGAGGCAATGAGCCAAATCTATAAGCTTGAAGACCTTATTGATCTTATGGGGTATGAAGAAGGCAGTCGTTACTTCAAGAAGTATACCAAGAATGAAGTAATCCTACAGCTAGGCAAGGGTAGTGGTAAAGACTTCGTGTCTACAGTAGCATGTGCATACATTGTGTACAAGCTTCTATGTCTAAAAGACCCAGCACGATACTTTGGCAAGCCATCTGGAGATGCTATTGATATTATCAACGTTGCTATTAACGCACAACAGGCTAAGAACGTTTTTTTTAAGGGTTTCAAAACCAAGATTGAACGTTCACCATGGTTCGCAGGAAAGTTTTATGCAAAGGCAGACTCGATTGAGTTTGACCATTCAATTACCGTTTACTCAGGTCACTCAGAGCGTGAGTCCCATGAGGGTCTTAACCTACTTCTAGCCGTTCTTGACGAGATCTCTGGTTTTGCACAAGAAGTTGGAACTGGAAATGAGCAAGGTAAGACAGCAGATAACATCTACAAAGCCTTCCGTGCTTCTGTAGATTCTCGATTCCCAGACCTAGGAAAGGTAGCACTACTATCGTTCCCTCGTTATCCTGGTGACTTCATTTCTCAGAGATACGATGCTGTGATTGCAGAGAAGGAAGTTGTAACAAAGCATCATAAGTTTATTATGAATCCAGATCTTCCAGAGGATGCAGATGGAAACTCATTTGAGATTGAGTGGGATGAGGACACAATCCTTAGCTACAAGTTTCCAGGAATGTTTGCCGTTAAAAGACCTACATGGGTAGTCAACCCTACTCGTAGCGTAGATGATTTTAAGCTAGCGTTCTATACAGACCTAGGAGACGCTATGCAGCGTTTTGCATGTATTCCTACCTATAGCTCAGATGCATTCTTTAAGCAGATTGATAAGGTGCAGGGAGCAATGTCTATTCGTAATCCTCTAGATGCTATCAGAAGATTTGACGAAACATTTAAGCCAGACCCAGACAAGAGATATTATGTTCACGCTGACCTTGCACAGAAGCATGACAAGTGTGCTGTTGCAATTGCTCACGTAGAAAAATGGGTAAATATTCAGGTAATTAAAGATTACCAGCAAGTAGTACCAGTGGTAGTAGTAGATGCTGTAGCCTGGTGGGAGCCTCGTAAGGAGGGTCCTGTCAACCTATCAGAGGTAAAGCAGTGGATTCAGAACCTACGTAGACTAGGTTTTGATCTAGGCATGGTTAGCTTTGACCGTTGGCAATCATTTGATATCCAGAATGAGCTAAAGTCTGTTGGTATTAGGACTGAGACTGTGTCTGTTGGCAAGAAGCACTATGAAGATATGGCTATGCTTGTTTATGAAGACAGACTAGTTATGCCATCAATCGACCTTTTGTTTGAAGAGCTAACGGAGCTTAAGATTATGAACAACAACAAGGTAGACCACCCTCGTAAGAAGTCTAAAGACCTTGCAGATGCTGTTTGTGGGGCTATCTTTGGTGCTATTTCTCACACTCCAAAAGCACTCAACCAGGTAGTAGAGATTCACGAGTTCAAGGATTCTAAGCCAAAGGCTAATTTTGAACAAGAAGATAGACGAAATGTTATTCATGCACCAAAGCAAGAC